TGATGTAGACTTTAGAAAACGTAGGGCAGATAACCGTAGCGGCTGCACCCGGTGCGCCTGAACATTCAAGGATTGCACAACGCGCTTCGTCTGTAGTTCCATCGGCTGTGGTCAGCGTGTGACTAGCGGTAGTCCAAGTGTTAATTGTGGCAAGACCGGCAATGGCTTGCTCAACCATTGACGTAATGTTGTTGTTGACTACGTCTCCCCACGAGCCATTGAGTTCACCTGTAACGGGGAGGGCTAGTTGAAGAATCGGGGTATAAGCGGTTGTCATAGTAATCCTTACGTTACAACGTCTGTCCAGCCTGCGGACTGTGTGTCATTGATATTTTGCCAGTTTGCGTTCTGCGAGTCATCTATTAAATTCCACAAAAACGCCGAAGCAGCCTGATCCGAAGCTGTCGTATTCTCTTGTACCGAAACCAAGAACACGCCCAATAAACCTAGTGTACTTATAACACTTGCCGACTCCGTTACAGCCGCACCAAAACTAGCTTTTGCCGTACTATCATCTGTGGCACTTGCCGCTTCATCAACCAAGGCCCCTACGGTGTTAAACGAGTTTACGCTATCTGTCGCCGTAACTACTTCTGTTATCGGCACACTAAACAAGAACCCAACGCCTAAAGAATCTGCCGCTGAACTTGTCTCGCTGACTGATCTTGCATAAATAGCACCCGCATCTACTGCATCAATCGCCAAACTTGTTTCACTAACCGCTGCACCAAAAGTAGCATTGCTTGCAATTACATCTGTTGCCGTTACTGCTTCCGATACAGAAGAGCCTAATGCCGCCTGACTACTTACGCTATCGGTTGCTGCGGCGCTTTCGCTTACATCTACTCCAAAGGAGCCACCAGAAACAACCGTATCTACTGCGCTAACCGATTCACTTATTGCACTTACAAAAGTTTGACCCGCTGCGTCTGCGTCCGTTGCAGTTGAAGTCTCACTAACAGGGCGGTCATATACTGACATGCCCCATCCAGCTTGCCCCCAAGTACCAGAACCCCAGCCGCCATCAGGCATATCAAGCCTCTAGCTGGTCTTCAGTAAACCACCGTTGCTGCGCGTTACCGTTTGCGTCTGTCCACTCAACCAAATACTCAACATTGCCTTCGTCATTAAAGCGCAATGCTTGGACAGGACCTGAAGGGACGACAGCTTTAGCCTTAACGACTTCGCCTTTTTTAAACATGATTAGCCCGCCAATGAAAGTGTGTAAGTCACAGTGAGAACGTCACCCGAAGCTACCGAACGGTCTCCCGGCGAGCCAAAGTCTGCCGCTGAAAACAACGTACCTGTTGTGCCGCTCTTTGTATTGTCACTTGTTAAGAACGCGCCGCCAACAGTTGCCGTGGCGTTAATCGTAAATGAAGCAGGAGACGCTGAATTGGTAGCCACCGAGGGGTTAGCCGTAGTAGGAGTTCCAAACGTGCATACGGGGCGTGTAGCGTTGCTATACGGAACAACCTCTGTCCACCCTGCATGAGAAGACATGGTATCACTTGCGGCAGGTGTGTTTGATGCACCAGCACCGTATAGCCCAAGATACCAAGTGGCTGTATAAGAACTGCCTGTGAAATACTTGGCGTTCATGTCTTGCAGACCAACGTTGACCACGAGGTTCTTTGACTTGGCTTCCCATTTCAGGTTGCCCTGTGCGTCAAAGCATTGAATCTTGTACACCCCAGTTGCTGATGCTTTGTCTGCAGATTGCGAACCAAGCGTTACGGTACTCGCCACTTGGTCTGACATAATTGATTTTTCAGTTAACATTTTTGGTCCTTATGAAAGCCTAATAATGGCGGTAGTACTACTAGCAGCGGGAAATTCAACAGTAAATGTTGACGTAGAAGTCTTGTTAGAGCCAAAGTCTAATACGCAGATACTTGACCCGCCAACCTTATAAATCAATGCACCACGGGCGGTTAAAGAAGCTGTCCATGTCACATTAGCAAACGACAAGAAAGACGTTGTACCGTCATAACTAACCGTAGGGGTTAACACTAATCCACCAGCGGTATACCCAGATGAAACCACTTCGTTATCTGTTGTGTACGCAGTAGTTGATGCGTCAAAAGATGCTGCGTTGTCGTATAAAGCAATCTTATACACATCCGTTGTCGGCGTAGCAAAGTCAAAGCTTGCGCCCAGTAGCCCCACCTTAAAACTTGTGCAAAGAAAATTTCCAGTAAATGGCATTATTTCACCGGTAACCTTATTTGACCAGAACGATAAGCATCACGGCGTAACTTGCCATCACCCAAGTTCTTCAACAAGGCTAATGACTCCATGTACATTTTTTCATAGTAAGCGACCATATCCTGTTCGCCTTTTTGAAAAATCACAGCTTCGCGCAGCGCACCATAAAGCAATGCTGACTCAAAGTTGTCTCCTACCCATGACGTACCGGCAGTCACAATTGACTCTGGGTAGTAGAAGTAGTGAAACTCAACGCTATACGAAGCATCTGGAGTCGGTCCGACAATAATGGTTAGCTCATTCACCGAGCTGCTGTTCGGTCCAAAAATAGCGTAGTACTGTGGCTTACCTGTATCTGTAGGCTGCGGGTAAGCTTGACGAATAAAGTTAACGTCTTTGTTTAACAGGTACTCGTACTCACCGGCAGCGTTAATAACTGCCAACGAAAACACAGACAAGAAGTCACCGGGCAGGGCTAAGTATTTGTTATTAGCTGTCAACGTACCCGTCACGTTCTTACGCAAAGACGGTAGGTCAACAGCGTTATAAATACGCTCTTCAGCAAGCTGCACAAAATTGGGTATCTGCGAAACAAACACTGACTCAGTGGTTTCGGTATAGTCCTCAATCGCAGTGACAAGTTGAGCGTAATTCATAGTTAGCACATAGGTCCACGAGCCATACGACCCTTGGTTGCTGCGCCGTTGCCACGGGTTTCAATGCCAGTGGTTTTAACATCATCACGCCCGGGGTTGCCTACGCTTACACGCATAGCAAGGGTACGGGGGTTAACTTGTTCGGACGAAAGAGTATTGGGGTCAGGCTTACGGCTAATTGCGTCTTTTACGTTCACAGTGCCACCTTTCATTGTGTGAGGTTCAGCGTAGATACCCGCATCACCAACTTCTTTGCCCATCATTTTTGCGCTAAATTTAGCCATGATGATCTCACTTTTGGTAATTGGCACGAGCCATATTGCGACCAACAGCTCGCATAGCTTGACCGGTTACGCCAGCGGATTTCTTGCCGCCTTTTTCAATGCCCGCTGTCGGGCCTGAATCGCCAAGGTTTTTACCCTTAGTTTTACCCTTGCTTGCTACGCCATCTGCGCCACGTTTATATGCCATGATAGGCTCCTAAGTAACTGTTATTGTAACCGTACCGATTTGACAATCAACCACTAAATTATTTGGTGTTAGACCATTATCCCTTGCACCGCCAACAGGGTTCCAGCCCCACTGAAATATTCTACTACCGCCTTCAGGGACACCATAATCTGCTACATTTGTTGACCCAGTTAACCCAATCTGCAAACCACTATTGCCTGAAACTTGGTAACTAATATCTGGTCTTGGTTCACGCACAGCCTGTGGGTCATTTACCGGATACATACCTAACTGCAACTGTGGTTGATCCGGGTCCCAACAACTTGGGCAAACTTTAACGTTATACAAATGCGTTTTTAAAACTTGCTTACGTAACTCTTTTAGCATGTACCGCTGACCGCATCGGTCACATTCCGCAATACTGTGTTTGCCAGAAGCATATTTAGAGGGCATGACTCACCTCAATAAAAAAGCTGTCTAGGTACAAACCGTATTGCTGCTTTCTCACGATCCTCATCCGCCGCCAACTGAAATTGCTGTTCATAATCGGCTTTTAGACCGATAGAACGATTCATATCCATGTTTGGTAGTTTGATACTCAAATAGTACGCAAGACCCGCCACAAGGCACGGGATAAAGCGAAAGGGTATATCTTGTGTATTAACACCGCCACCACCGTCTTGTAATCTACGCATACGCCAATAAACAAACGTATATTGATTGCCCGGTGCGTTTGCGGTAGGCCACACGTTCACATTGGGTAAGAATATTTGATAAGCAGATGCAGCAGTTAAATGAGACACAGCCGTGGTGTTGTTCTGCCCACGAAAGCAATTCAATAACTGGTTTCCACTAACGTTTTGATAAAGAATAACTTCGTTATCAATCTTAATGTAGCCCTGTGAAGGCAAACTAGCCGCCGACAACACATTGATGATTGTGTCTGTAGCTGTAATTGCACCATTTAAAACAGTCGAAGCCACGGCGTTGGTGTTACCAGACTGACGGTTAATCCACACCTGAATTGGACGCGCCTGTGCGTTTTTTGTTGGAATCGTAGCGTACGTGGACTCAGAGATGCGGGTGATGTTGATGTCAACTTGTGTTGACCCTGATCCAGTACGAATAACCTGATCAAGCAAATCTATTGTGTCTGTTGGTATTGGGTATGCAATTTGCCCTGTGACAAGCGGAAACGACCCCTGTTCAATTGTCCAAAGGTTAATGCCACGGTTTGCCCATTCAATTGTTAGGATGTTTAAACTGCGTCTAGCTGTGCGTAAATCATAACCCGTACGCAATTCTTGCCCACATCTTTCAAATGCCTCTTCGACAAGTTCTGAGAGATCAAGATTGAATGCGTTTAAACCACTAGTAGCCATTATCTAAACCCTGATGTTTTCTTAGCAATGCTTTTTGGCTGGGATACAAACTGTTTGCCTGCCGCCTTACCTTTACGCTTTGCTTTAGTTGTGGCTGCGTACTCCGCAGGGCTAAGTGCTTCAATAGCTTTCTTAGGCAAATACCGCTCACCTGTCTCAGACGATTTCTTGCCTGACTTAGTTGTCCATTTCTGGTCACCCCAAGCTTTCAAAGACTGCTGCGGTTTTGCTAGACTACTCATTTATATCCACCACCTGCTGCTTTGTACTTCTTAGCTACTAACTGTGCTTTACGCGCTGACCACTGCCCTGCGCCTGTACCTTGTACTGCTGCAGATTTTACTTTAGATACAATACTTTTACGTAAGCCGGGTTTTGTGTAATTGCCAGCAGCATTTACTTTGCCACCTTCTTTGTACACTTCTACATCATTAGGGTTGTCCTTGCGAACAACCTTTTTACCCTTCGGCATTTTGGAAGGGTTAATGTCGCCCATTCCACGCGAGGCTATCATACAAAACGACCTTTGGTTTTGCCTTTAGTAGCACAGCCATCACCACGGCTTGAGGCCGATCCGCCTTTAGCCATCTTTTTAACTTTGCCGCCTTTTTTGTAACCAGCATCGTTATAGGCTTCGCCTTCTCTTGCTTTTTCAGATACAGACTCACGTAGTGACGTAGCAGATTTTTGCTGGTCACGGGCGGCTTTACTCATAGTAGGCATAAGCCGAGTAATAGGACTTTTTTCCTCCTCAATACCCTCGACCATCATTGCACGAGATTTATCAAGTTTTGCTTTTTCAGCAGGAGTTGGTTGACGATAATCAGTAGATGCCATAGTAGTTCCTTAGCAGGCGCGTCCGCCGCGATTCATTGTGATCATTTTGCCTTTGGTTTTACCCTTAGACTCAATACCGCCACCCTTAGCCATCTTAGTCATACCGCCTTTCTTCATCATAGGCGCGGCAGGAGCTGCAGCCATTGGGCGTTTAGCCATAGCACGACCCATCATATCGGGGGTAGGGGCTGACATAGCACGACCAGCTTTGTCCATCATCTTAGCTGGCATCCCGCCTTTTTTAAGCGCAGCCATATCGGTCTTCTTGCCGCCGTGCATCTGTTTGTCGTGCATACCTACGGCTTTCTTAACCATAGCTTTGTCTTGTTTAATGTCTTTCATAACACCACCTTCTTTAAAAAGATTCATCGAACCGTGATCAGTTTTTGGTTTGTTAACACCCTGCAAATCAGGTCTAGCATTAGGGGCTTTTACTTTATCCGCAGCCGCAAAGTCTTGTCCTACTGACTGCGGTACACCGGCTTTCTTTGCAAACTCTGGGTTATTTGCCACAGCTTGCATAAACTTTTTCTGTTTGTCCGATACGCTTGGCATTAACATTTCCACCGTTTAAGACTTGCCGCCTTGCGTGTTGGTCTGCCTTTCTCGTCTTTCATCGGACCGGGCATCCCTGACATACGAGCGCAAAATGATTTTTTACGGGGACCACCTTCGGGCTGTGGAGCCTTTAGGTTTGAACCTGTTGCAGCGTTGTACTTAGCACGACCTTTGGCAGTTAACCCTGCCCCCTGCTTGACCGGCAGCTTCTCACCGCGACCTACAGCAAGGGATGGGGTTTTCTTAGCCATAGTAAATATTCGCAGACGTAAGATTTGTCATCAGAAGATAAATGCCATTTTGAATTAGCACACCTTCACCGGGAATTAAAACAATATTCCCAAACACATCTGTTGCGCCAATATCATACGAGGCTACCCACAATGTTGAATACGAAAGAGCGGTACTCGCAATTGTGCCTGAGTTAATGTCTGTGATGGTAAAAGTGTTTGCGCCTGTTTTGGTAATTGTGTAATTACCGTTGGTCGCAGATGAACCAGACGCACTGGCAAAAGCAAAACCACGCACATCACCTGTTGATAGTCCGTGAGCAGTGCTAGTTACCGTGACCGTTGCACCAGAACGTGTGTATGTTGCCGTTGTAACAGGCGCAACAGTGGTGTCAAAAATATCAAGCGTACCCGCAGTGGCAGAACCAACAGTAGATAGAGCTTTAAGCCGTGTACGACCTAACAGCACAAACCCAGTGTTGTTTAAATGCCCTGCTTTTACGTCAGTTTGCATCATAATAATCTCCTAAATGTTAAACAGGGGGCGAACCCCCTTAGAAGATTAAGCTGACGCTGGGAACTGTGCGCCGTTTGAGTTGGCAACCACATACATGACGGTGTACTGAACAGTTCCAGCAGTTACGGCTGCGACAGTAGGAGTCAGTGTTGCAACAACTTTAACGTCTGTTGCGCCAATACCTGCGCCGTTAGGTGATGCTGTGGTAGCTGCGCCTGCCCAGTTTGCCAGTTTGCTTGCGGCGTTGGTAATTGCCAAACGACCTTGAGCAGTAATGTCAGAGGTTGCCCAATACAAGTTGGCTGTTGTGCCATCACCAATGGTTAGGTTAGCAGCAGTTGATCCTGTAAAAGCAACGAGTGTGTCGATAAGGATATCTACGATCTGTGCGCCTGCGGGCAATACACAAAGCGTGTCAGTGGTAGCTGAAGCAGCTTGCCCAGTGTAATTTTTTTTGAATGTTTGGCTAACAATCGTAGCGCCGAGGTTTTCAATTGTACCGACTGTAGTGCCAGTCGTATTTTTAACCGTACCAAGCAGCCACGGTCCGAGGTGTGTAGCGAAACCCATGATGGAATCCTTTATGCACAAGTCACCGTATCATCTGTGCATCGTCCCCTAGGCGGGTTGATACGGTATTTGGTCCTAGTCGTAAGGCAATAATAACCCAAATTAAAATAAAAGCAAGCAATAAAAAACCCCACCTTTTGGGTGGGGCTAAATCTAAAAGATTTAATTAAGCACCGGGTGAACCGTACATTCCGAGCGGATCAGACCAGCCGAACGAATAACGTTCGCGTGACTTGTAACGCACGTTGCCAGTATCGAAATCACCATCCATTGAATTAGACAGTGGTGTACGAACAAAATGCTTCATGCCGTTAGGCACATCAGTTGTCAAGTACCAACCATTGGTGTCGGTCAAGAAGTGGTTAATTGTATAACCCTCTGGAATCGAACCGTTGTTCTTGAGTGCGTTGATGTCGTTGTCGGTTGTACCAACACGCAATTCGGTTTCGAGCAAACGAGTCGCAACGAACTGAAGTGCAGGAGGAACAATCAACTTCTTGGGTTTAGCAGCAATCAACAGACCACGCTCATCAGTCCATGCAGCGATTTGAATAACAGCGTTTTCCAACGAAGTTTCGTTCAAGTCTGCAGCGACTGCTGGGGTGTTGCTGTTTGTGCCACCAGAAACCAAGGGGTGGGCAGTGCTGAACAGAACAACACCATCACCACCGACATAGCCAGCGGTAAAGCCATTGTTCAATACAGCAGCAGCTTTTACCTGCTTGGTGTATGCCATTGCGCGGGCAAGACCCTTGGTATAACGAGCCGACAGTGAGTCGTACAAGTTATCTTCAATTGCCTCTTCCGTTAGGGAAAACCCTAATGCGATGGTTTCGTGGTTATAGCGAGCAGTCCAAGCTTCCTGAGCATTGTCATACGCAATTGCAGAACCTTCGTTCTTAACAGGTGCGGCTGAAAAGCCAGACAGTTTGGTTTCTTCTTCAAAAGAACGCTCAGAAGTCTCAGTTTCGTAGATTTCTTTGTGTTCTTCGCCATAACGAGCATACTCTAAGCCGAACAATGCGTTCAGGCCGGGGAGCAGCTCTTTCAGTAGTTGTGCGCGTGAAATAGCCATGATTCAGCTCCTATTAAGCGTATGCCAAACCAGTGGCGTTGTTGTATTGATGGATGCCAAAGTTGATCTTCACAATCACTTCTGAGTAAGTCGTAGCAGAGGTGGCTGATTCAGGAACAACGTCGATGACACGTACTGGGAACGTAGCTGTTAGGGCTGGCGAAGTACTCAAAACTGAGTAAGACGAGTTGCCTGTAGTAGTAGAACCAGCAGTTGCCAAAATTGACATGTTTGTACCAATAGCGTTTTGGGTAACAGTAGCCATCGTAGTACCCGATGAACAAACCGCAACTTGGAACAGCGTATCTGGGTCATCTGCGACAACGGCAAAAATTTTCGTACCAGACTTGATCTGTTGGCTGGCAGGATAATATTGCTGTTGCTGGACTTGACCAGTCGAAGCGTTAGTAAAACTTACACCAAGAAACACGCCGCAAGGAGTGTTAGCAGTAGTGCCAGTGTCTTTCTCAATAGTGCCACCGATAACACGTTTTACGAAGTCACCGTAAAAAATATTAGCGTTGTAACCCGAAGCAATCTCCATCTTACGTGTCGCGCCTGCAAAGACTTGACCACCGATAAGATTGATGGGTTTTAGCCCGTAAGGGGCTGAAACGGTAGGATAAGCCATTTAAGACTCCTGATTAAGTTTATGAACCTTTACCAAAACTTGTCGAGGACCGGCTCTCTTTAAAGAGTGGCATCCGCGCATCGCTTTGGCGCATTAAATTATTGTCTACAGCATCCGTCTGAGCTTGTGTTTGCTTTGCGTAATACTGACTACGTTGGGCAACAAACTCTTTTGGTGTCTTGCAAAGCAATAACCCGCCAACCTCAACGTTGTCTTTAAAACGACTGTTGGGATCAACTAGCAGTTGAAACTTTGGTTGCTCTTCAATCTTGACCGGTTCCCATCCTTCCCTGAGTTTGGCAGAGAGGTTACGTGGGTCGGCTTGGTTTAAAGCAGCAACACGAATCCAACGGTAAGCGAAACCTTCCTGCATATCTGGCTCAGGTAGCAATTCTGCGGGCATCCACTGCTGAGGACGCTGTTGAACTGCACGAGTTTCTAACTCACGGGTAAGTTTATTCTCAGCCATTTGTGGCCTCCAGTTTAATTTGTTCGCGGGCATACTGTTCAGGTGTCAAACCAAGTTTTTTGGCAAGCTGAATTTGACTGGCCTTTAACTTCACTTTATTGGGTGAAGTACTGCGGGTAGCAGATGCCACAACGGTGCTAGATTTTGTACGGGGCTGGTCGGCCTTCGTTTCTGTCTCAGAAGAACTAAAGTTTTCTGAAAACCGTTTGCGCATTGTTTTGTCCAATGTCGCATAATAATCGTCTGACCCAACTACAACACCATTACGTTTAAGTTTTTCGTGTAAACCTAAAGCAGCGGCTGTCATTTCCTCGTCCTGCCCGAACCAGCTATTGCGCTCTTGCCACGCCATTGCTCTTGGGTCAGGTCTTGGATTTTGCTGTTGTTGCGGTACTTGTTGCTGTTGTACTGCGTTTTCTTCCACTTGTAAAGCAGGGGCTTTAAATTTCTTTACTTCCCGCAGCTCATATGTTGCTTCCTGCATTGCTTGCTGGGCTTCTACAAGCTTATCGCCATCACCTGAGTCATACGCCTCGCGGTAGGCTTTCTTAGCAGCGTCAAGGCGTAATTCAGCAGCATTAGTAGCGGTTGCTGCGTACTCTACTTCGCCAGCGGCATATTGTTTCTTTAGCCGTTGATTTTCTTCAGTGACCCGACGAGCGTAGTCAATAGCCTCTTGCTGCTCACGATACGCAGCTTCTTTAGCCCTACGCTCGTCGTGCCAGACTTTTTTCATCTGCTTGAGGCGAACTTTGACTTTATCAGAGTATTCCTCTAAATCGTCTTTATCCAAATCATCAACCAACTCTTTAGGCATTGGTTCACGACCCCGGTCCTCGGGAGGTGTATCGTCTTCAATCTCAATGTCAATTTCAACATCGCCGCCTTTGGCGAGCTTGTTGTCATCAATTTCATCGGGGAACTTATATTCGTTTTGGTCCATGTTTTTTCCTTATTTGCGCTTAATGCCGCGAGGGTCATCAACTGTACCCTCAACCGTATCATCGTTGATCATGCGAAATTCACGCCCGTGAATCACTAACCGGCTACCTGAATTGGGGCGTACTAAAATAAAATCACCTTTTTTACACCAAGGACCTGACGGGAACTTATTTGGGTCTTTGTAGCAGTCGGGACCAAGGTCAACCACAAATAAAACTGTAGTTAATACCTCTTCAATGTGCATAGTCTCGCCAGCTTTTGCCAGCCCACTGTCGTACATTTTGTCTACTTCTGGGATAGCACACAAAATATGATACCCAGATGGTCTAGGTAACTGACTTGCTTTTTCGTCGGCGGTGGCCTCAGAACTGTATACACCTACTATTTGTGGATTATTGGGGTTTGAGCCAATAAGGATTTCACTCATCAGAATGCTCCATGCGTTGTTTAAGGTCTAGGGTGTAACCCCGCGCAGTGAGAAGACCTTTAATCTCACCGCACAGTCTTTTGTACTCTTCAAATGTTTCGGCTTTACCTGTGCCTACATACTCAAAGAGTTGTTTTACTTTGTCATCAATTTCTTTAGCAATGACTTCAAATGCATCCATCATTCACCTCTTGTCGGTTTGTTGCGGTTGTTTTGTTGAGCCGCAATTTGCTGCTTTTGTACTTCAATCTGTGTACGTTTTTGTTCAGCGTCTAACCCTAAGCGAATAGACTCAAGTGTTTGACTAGAGTCCAGTGTTTTACGATCATGTTCCGCTTGCAATCCTATACGCACACCTTCAGCTTTTGCTTGGTTATCTACACGTTCCTTATCTATCTGTAATTGCGCTTGTTTAAGTTGCGCATCTGTCTGATCTTTTTGAGTCTTACGCTGCAACTCTTGTTGTTTAAGTTGCAACTCTTGTTGCTGCATTTGGATCAACGGGTCTTGGGCTTGTTGTTGCGCCTGTTGTTGTGCAGCTTCAGTTTGGTTCATCTGTAATAGACGTTGTGCTGCCTGAGCCAACATAGGAGCTAAACGAGCTTCAACTTCTGGGTCCATATTTACATCTTCGCCAGCCTCATCTTTCTGAGGTGGTAAGTTCATGCCAAGTTGTTGCTCAACTTGTTTACGGTACTCAAACCCTAAATGCTCGTTAACGTGCGACATCATCGCAGCTTGCAACTGCGGAGCCATAGGATTGTTCTGTAACAGTGCAACGATTTTTGGGTCTTGCATTGCTGACATATGCACCGCGATGTGAGCCTGATGGTCTTGATACATGAACGCTTTTACAGGCTTCATCATTAGCACGTTTTGATTCTCAGTCACTGGGTCTGTCGGTTTCTGATCCTCATCCATCGGAATTAATTTATTAGCGTTCTTTATACCTAATACATCTAACATCTGACGATGTAACAACGGCATGTTGTACATCTGCGGCGCTTGCATAGCTAACTGTAAAACGGCCTGATACTGGACGATTTTCTGCGCCATTGTCGAGGCATTAGGATCACTGACAGGAATAACGTCAACATTATCGTAGTCAGATTTTTTAGCCTTGCGACTACCTTCTGTGGGTTCATAGTTATAGTCTTCAGGCGTGTAATCAGCGATGATCTTTTTAAGTAGCCCCAACTCTTGTTTCATTGAGTAGTGGACCCGTGCCTGAATAGCACTCATCACTTTCAAAGTTCTTTCAAGAATCGCCAGCGTTGTACCAACTGGGGCTTGTGAACTCATATCACTAACTTGTAAGTCAGCAGTGTTTGCAAACCTACGACCTTCTTCCACAATCTGGTTCATCAGAGCCAGCAACACTTGACTTGGCTCTTTGTAGGGCAATGGTAAGATGTTGTCCCTCATTGTGCCGCTTGGCACATCTACATCTCTAAACTCGCCGGGAGCAATCGGTGTGTCATCACCTTTAATCCGCATTCCACGAGTCTTAAACCCGCCGGGCAAATTACTTAATGTGCCTGCATCGACTAATTGCCGAATAAGCGACGTACCCGACTTCGCAAACGCTCCCACCAAATGAATAAGGCCAAAATAGTAAAACCCAAAGCCCGGAACATAACCGTAGTGAACCAAGTGCTGGCGTTTCTCAAATGTATCATCGTCAGGCTCCCAGTTACGACGAATTGCTAAAACAGTATTACTACCTTTTTCAATCGTGATAATGTACGGTAATGCAATGCCTGTCTTTTCCCCATCATCATCTTTATGTTCATAGCCGGGGAGGTCTAGATTAACCTGCATCTCAAGAAGCTTGTACCGTGCATCTGAGGTCGCCCTAAACCCTAACTTCTCGGCAATCTTCTTTTCCACTTCATCAAGAACATTGTCTGGCTCACCCAAATCCACATCGCAGTAGAACCCCGCCACCTGCAACTTACGCATTTCATTTTCAGTCTTACGCATAACATGCGTGACACGCTCAGCGGTCTGAATATTTGATGCCCCGTAAGGAACCACAATATCTTCTGCTGGTACAAATATAGATACTTGCCGCTCCATGCTTGGGTCGTAGTACACTTTTTTAAACGCATTACCCGACAGACCCAAGCCCCACAACATGCGCTCATGCTCAGGGCGGTACTCAGTCATTTTGTCCATTAACTGATAGTTCATATCGTCTTGAACACGTAGAGCAGCATCTTTCTTTTCAGGTGTTTCTTTGCCAATAATTTGTGTCTTGACCGGTCCCATAGCAGGGAACGTTGCCATCATTGTCTCAGCTTGAAACTTAACCAGCGCCTCAGTCATCAGTGGGTGATATACACCACACGCACCGGGCCAAGGCTCCATGCGTTCTTCAATCTTTAACCCAAGCAACTCAAGACCATCAACGTAAGTCTGCATCCAATCTTTGCGACTTGACACATCATCTTCGTAGTCACTTACTAGTTCGTTGGCAATTGTTTGAAGCTCACCGTCGTCCATGTCCTCAGCCAAGTTTTTACTAAACTCATCTTCAGCTTCTTCGGTTGTAAACTCAAGTATTGGCTCACCATCTAACCCAATGGTTACTGACTCTGGGTTTTCAATCTCAATCTCAAGTGCAGGCTCATCTTGATTCATCTGGTCTAATGCCTCAAGACCTTGGGGAGCTGCATACAAACTTTTTTCAATAGCCATAATAAATCCTTAGTAGTATTCTGTTTTGCGGCGATATTTAAACGCTATGTCATCTTCTGGCTCATCATTCGGCAATCGAATAAAGCCACCTTGTCTGAACCGCATCAGTGCTAGTGTTGTAGAGTCTACCAAGTCATCGTTAGCTCCACTAGGGAAATCGTTGCACTCTTCAACAACCTCTTTAGCCCACCTGCGGTCAGGACACCACACAATCCCAGAGGCAAAAAGGTCTGAAACAGCATTAACTCGACTAATTTTATCTTGTCCTTTGCCCGGTGTGAACTCACCTACCGGCATCCCCATACGCCTTAACTCTTGATAAAGTGCTGCGCCGTTGGACTTTTTCTCAACAATAAACGCATCTGGCTCCCATTCCTTGTATTCTTCAATACAAAGTTTCTTCAATTCTGGAAACTCCATGCGTTTTTTGATGGAATTAAGCAAAATAATGTTGAAATTGTTAGTTTCTTCATTAAAAAATACGCCCCAGACTGTCAAGGCGTTATAGTCAGCCCTATTGTTAGTCTCTTGGGCAGCATCAAGTGCCATAATTGTAAATTCGCAGTGCGGTGGGTCATCTTTATCCCAAATCTGCCACCATTCCCTCTTAATTAGCGCACCTTCCTCAGAAGTTGGCTGCTGCATGTACTGAGCATTCCAATACCTAATATCAATAGCAGCTTTCTTAGATAAAAGCTCGTCTACATCCCAAAACTCAGGCCAAAGCGCCGTGCCATCGTCTTTAATTGCAGGAAACTCCACCACTTCCCACTTATCTACGTCCTCGTTGCGCTCCATCTGCGTCACAATCTGTCCAGTCAGGTCAAGTTTTGACCATCGTGTCATTACAACAATAATTGCGCCGCCCGGCATAAGACGCTGGAGAGGACCAGACTGGAACCACTCCCAAGCAGGTAAAAAAACATCGGGTCGCCCAGTCTTTGCCTCTTGCTCAGAATGAGGATCATCAATAATAAAAAGATCAGCTCCCCGCCCAGCAAGAGCGCCACCCACACCGATAGCGAAATACTCTCCATTGAAGTTTGTACCCCATCGTGATGCTGATTTTGAGTCGGCTTGCAGTTCTACTTGCGGGAAAATGTCTTTATAAGGCTCTGAACCCACGAGGTTACGTACTCTACGACCAAAATTGACAGCAAGATCAGCCGTATGTGAAGACATAATAATCTTCTTTTGAGGATATTTTCCCAAGAACCAAGCTGGAGCGAGGTATGAGATAAGTTCAGACTTGCCATGACGGGGAGCAATGTTAACAATAACGCGCTTCTTCTTTCCCGCAGCAATTTCCTCAAAGATTTGAGCAAGTTTAAGGTGATGTGGGCCAACTTTGTATCCCGGATAGACATGCTTAACAAAGTCTAAGAACGAATCTTTAGCTAGAGCTTGTGTTAATTGTTGCTGATACTGTTTTAACAGTTCAGCAGTACGCCGTTTTTGTTTTTCTGGCATGGTCGGCAGAGCCAACCGCAATTTCATGAGGTCTTCTGGTGATAATTTACTCAACAAACTCATTCTTGACGCGCACCAAATACAACTTCTCGGGCTTCTACGTCAATAACTTGGTTCTCAATACTAGATAGAGTCTCTAACAATTCTTTCTCTACCTCTTCAATAGGCTGCACCTTTACAGTCATCTCTGTGCGTTTCTTAAACGCATCCACGCCATCAACTTCACCCAGTTTAGAGAGGGCGGCAACACGTACCTTGGGGTCTCTTGCATTCTCAACCTCGGTGATAAGCTTATTAACTACGTACATTTTGAGGTCGGCAAGGTCATCTACTACAGAGATATTCATCTGCGAGACCATTCCTGCAAGGAAGGCAAGCGTCTCATTCGGGTATTTAGCAAACTCAGGGCGATGACGGGGGTTCTCAATCATCTCGCGGGCTAAACCTTCGGCTTGCGCGGCATCATCTCTAGAGGGGGTAAGCGATTGGCCTGTTAAGTCCGATAAGAACTTAATCACATTGGCTCGCATATTTAATTCTTCAACCGGAGATAGGTATGGCAACGCATCAGCGGCGTTTTGTGGAAGAGGAATGTTCTCTTCAATCTCGGGGATAAACGTAGTCATGTCTGCTCATTGAGTTGCAGTTGAGTGAATATAGTCTTTATTTAAAAATATGTAAAGAAGATATAGGGGAGGTTGGGACTCCTGACGGGGGGTGTTTGGGAAACAAGAAACAGTTAACACCACTAGGTTTAACTTAGGGGGTGGGGGTCGGATTTTGAAAAAATGATGAGTTATTTGTGTAGTTCTTGGGGTATGGGGTGA